ATGCTGTACTGCTTGTAAGCGTACAGGGCGATCAGGTCGTGAAAGGCGTCGAAGTCGTCGACGAACTCGTTGTCGCCCGCCGTCAGTTGCGTCCAGTCGACCGCCGAGACGGGGACGTATTCGATCCGAACTGTCTCGCCCGACTGGTCCTCGGAGAAGCGCAGGACCGTCCCGCTCAGGATGTACCGCTGCGACAGGCGATCCATTTCCTCGAAGCTGCCGGCCCCGCGGTAGTACCAGTTCACCGCGCCCGCCGTGTCGACGTTGACGACCTTGAGAAGCTGATACAGGCGACGAGTCCCGGCAGGAGCGAGCGACGCCCCGAGAATCCGCGTCGGGTTCGCCGCGTCGGCGAGGTCGTAGAAGTCCGTCGATGGGCTGATCGATACCCGGGCCGCATACGAGTAGGGATCGGTCTGGATGATCTGCCGGCGGAACTGGTCGTACCCGACCGTCAGCGCGCTAGTGACCTGGGCGGCGGCGAGGAATGTCTCGTCGTCCTCGTCGCAGTACAGGCGAAACAGGTCCCCGATCCCGTCGACAAACATCAGGCGACCTCCGCGCTACCGAATCGGGCGTCGGCGGGCTGGCCCCCGGGCTCTTCGGCGATGGGCAATCCAGGGACCTGCGGAACGCCTGGCCCCGATGTCTGTCCCGGCTGCGGAAGTTCGCCCTTCCCTCCCGGCGCCGGGGCTCCAGCCGCTAGACCTCCCATCGCCATCAGAAGCCCGGCGACGTGTTGCTGGATCTCGAGGTCGAGACCGTAGAAGTCAGCCGTCCGCATGAAGTCCTCGAACACTCGGCGAATGACGTCGACGTCGTCGGTCGGGAACAGTTGAATATCGAAGCCCGCCTTCGCCGCATTGAGCAGCTCGCCGGCATGGGACATCGATGCGATCTTGTCGAGGACGAAGCGTGACGACGTGCCGAACGCCATTTCCTGCATCGCCTCGTCGGGCTGCAGAAGCCCGGCTGCGTGCAGTTCGATGATGCGCTGACGCTTGTCGGCGGTCTCGTTACGAAACAAGGACCCGGCTTCGATGATGACCTCGGGGACTTCGACGAGGTCCGTCGTTTCGAGTTCTCGATGAATCAGCGCCCCCGTGGCGTCGAGCGCCCGGACCCAGCGACGCTCCGTCCAATGCTCCCGCATCAGGACAAGGACGGTCCGCAGGACGTCGACGGTCCCCGCCTCGATGCCGGCCTGCGTCGGTTGGAGCTGCGATGCGTCCGACTGCTTGAGGGCGTCGACGTGCTTCGCCGAGTTGACGCCCCGGGCGGTCTGGCCGAGCGATGCCGAATGAACCCCGGCGACGTTCAGCATGTCGGCCCGGATCCGCTGCAGGTCGGCGTATGCTTCCGGCGGTAGCGTGGTCCCCTGCATGTAAGCCGGGGCTCCGTGCGCCGAGTTGTACCGGACGACCTTGCTCGCTCCGATCTTGAACGCGTTGCCAGGCACGGCCGACCCGGCGGGAACCAGAATGTACGGGTCCGCATAGTGCTCAATGGCGTCGATGATCTGCTGGTTCTTCTTGTTGTACAGAATCTGCAGGTCGACGAGGTCCTCGACCAGGCCCTTCCCGTACAGGACGCCAGGAACCCGCAGATATACGAAGAGCCTGACCGGCGTCGTCTCCGTGTCCCATTCGTCGTGGTCGAGGACGTGGTCGGTCAGGCGGACCTCGTGCGTCCCGTCGTCGTAGTAAACGTCGAAGACCTCGACGACGTTGTCCCGGACTGTCTCGTCCTCGAGGATGCTGTCCCGGCTCTTCACTTCCGGCGTGTCGTCGATAGCCTTCGCCGACTTCGGCCAATCGTCCTTGATCTGGTCCCGGTCAGCCAGGCGCCGCACTGCGATGAACGCCGATTCGTCCGGGTCCGTCGCCCCCTTCTGGAAGAAGAGGTCGTAAGGGTTGACCAGTTCCGTGTGGATCGCCCCGTCCTCCGGGTCGTACACGGTATGGAGCGCAGCGTTCCCGCAGGACACCAGCCACTCGATCAGCTCCTGATACGTCCCCTTGAGGTTCTCCGTCGCCCAGTAGTAGCGCACGGCCTCGAGCGAAGACCGAGCCTTGAGAATGTCCTCGGACGAAGGCGACGCCGGCAGGATCGACGGGCTCGGGTATTCGACCGCAAGCGTCGAGACGATGGCCCGATATAGCGGGGTGATCTGGTCGTCCCTATAGCGACGGTCGTCCGTGTCGAGAACCCGAAGCCGACCCTGCGATCGGTCGTAGCTGACGTACTGCTGGCCCTGCAGAAACAGCCTCGCCAGGTCCCAGACAAGCTCCGTCCGACTGCGGGCCGACTTGCTGTCGTCGATCTCCTGGGCGAACGTCTCGGACAGGCGATGCACTACTTGAGGTCCTCTTCGACGGACAGCCTAGCGAGCAGCTCGTCGATGCCGGCCATCCCTCGGGCGCCACGTTCGACGCCCATCGCCGCCGCTCCCATCGGAACGGCCTCCGGGGCGACGACTCCCGCAGCCCCGGTAGCGAGACCTCCCCCGATGGATGCGCCTGCTGCGGCGCCGGCGGGGTTTCCGCCCGTGGCAATCGCTCCGAGCAGGGCGCCGAGCAAGGTCCCGCCGACCTGAATCCCCGACGCCGTCTCCGTCGCTTCTTCCTGCTGGCGTCGCCGCTCTTCGGCTTCGAGCTGTTGCGCCGCCTGGCGACGGGCCTCGATGTTACGCCCGAAGGCTGCAGGGTTCGCCATCAGATAGCCTCCTCGAAAAGGTCCGACACGGACTCGATGACTCGCATGTCCGCCTGACGCTTGGACTGCGCCTGAGCGCCCAGCTCTTGGCGGAAGGTGTGAAGATGCCGGGCGAAGATGACAACGAGCAGGAGGTCGACAACGGCCACGCCGATCAGTCCGAGGATCTGAAAGGCGATGACCATAGAACGACCTCCTGCCCGCGTCAGTTCATCAGCTTCCGGCGAGGGCCCCGTCGAAGTCCAGACCGACGATGGCGCCGGCGAAATTCGGACCGTAGCAGCCCAGGTTGAAGTACTGCTTCCAGACCCGCTCGACGGCGTCGGTGCCCTGGAAGTTGTACACGTCCCCGTCCCAGTCGCCGCCCCGCATCATGTAGGTCGACCACGTGTCGTCCTGCACGAAGAAGACGCCGCCGCGAGCGCAGTCGACGTCCTCCTCGAACGGGATCCCGCCATAGCTGAACCCGCCCGGCATGACGCCACCGTCCACCTTGAGACCGCCGCCGCCGCCCACGTTGAGCTGCATCGTCGTCGCGCCCTGGAAGAGCGTAGCGACCTCGGCTCGGGCCGTCGGGTGGAAGAACGCCCGGGTCGGACGCCCCTCGTTCCGGGTCCGCACGGAGATCCGGTCGAGCAACTGCTGCACGCGCTGCAGGTTGATGTCGCCGCGGTTGTGGTCGCCCGTGGTGTTCAGCGTCAGGACGTTCGACTGCAGCAGCGCCGTGCCGCCGACCGTCGTCCGGGCCTGCCCAAAGTGGTTCGGGGCGCCGATGTTCTCGTAGATGCCGGTCATCTGGTTCTCCAGACCCTGACCGGCCTCCGTGCAGCGAACGGCGCAGGCGAACCCGGCCCCGACGGCGGACGTGTTAAGCGCGTCCTGGACCGTCAGCCGCGAGCCCGTGACGTCAGCCGCCGAGATCTCCACCGTGGCGACCGTCGCGTAGGTGTCGAGGCGAATGATGTCGCAGGTGATGGCACCACCGACGGCGGTGATCAGGTCGGCCGCCTTCTGCGCGTCGCCCGTGAACTCCCACTGACGGTTGGCGATCTTGTTCTCGTGCTCGTTGAAGAAGCCGAGGGTTCGGTTTCCCGACCACGTAAAGCGGTTGAGCGAGGACGTGACACCCGCGACGAGGCGCTCCATCGAGAACTGAACGGCGTTTTCGAGCTGGCTGTTGCCCTCGCCGGCGGCGTCGATGGTCGGGCCCGTGATGCGGAACCGACCGGCGTAGAAGCGGTACGGGACCGTGAGCTGCAGGGGATCGCCGCCTGCTGCCGCGGCCAAGTTCCCGCCGTCCGTGATCCAGCCGTGACCCGTGTCGTCGGCGACGATGACGGGCTGAAGGACCTGCTTCCCGCCGCCGGTCAGGGGCGACTTCTCGGCCCAGGACAAAGCCCGGGTCTTGGTTCCGATGATGTCTTGAAGGGGTGCGCGGAGATCGTCGAGGATCGCCTGCAAGGTCGTAAGCGAATGAGGCATTGGTCAGTTCCTTATCGGGCGGCTGATGCCCGGCGGCGCTCGAACAGCTCCCGCACGGACTTCGCTCCCGCGTATTTGTCTGCGTTTGTTTTCGACGGCTGACCTCCCCCGGACGACTTACCCTTCGGGCGTCGAGCGGAGACGGCGTCGTCGGCGGTCTCTTCCTTGGCCTGGGCGGGCGCCCGGGACTTGATCTGCTTATCGAGCCAAGCGTCGTATTGCTCAGCGACGTCAAACAGATCGACCGACTCGTCGTTCTGAACGGCACGCAGCAGCAGTTCGGCCGGAACCGACGGATGCTCCTTGCGTACCTCGGCGAGTTCCGAGCGCAGACGAACGGTCTCCGCTTGAACCTCCATCCGATGCAGACGATTCCGAACCTCGGCGACGGCAGGATCGACATCGTCGTCCGGCTTGGCCTCCTTCGGCGCGGGCTTGTCCTTGTCCAGAAGACCGTCGAGCCAGTCTCCCTTCTTCCCGTCCTTCTTGGCGACCGCCTCCTCGACCTTCGCCTTGAGCGCGTCGAGCTGCTCCTGCAGCCCTGCGTTCTTGGCCTCGGCGTCCTTGAGGGCGGCGATCTTCTTGCGGAGACGGCGCTGTAGTCGATTCGACCCCTTGGGCTCACTGTCGCCATCGTCTGCCTGGGCAGTCTCCGTTCCGTCCGCCTCGACCTCGGGGGCCTGAGCTTCGGGTTCCTCGGCGGCGGCTTCGACCTCGGGGGTCTCGACCGGCGCTTCGGCGGGGGCGCTGTCAGGTTCCGAGCCTGACGCAGCTTCGGCGGATTCCGCCTGGGCTGCCCTACGTGCGGCGAACGCTTCTGCGACTGTAGTGATCTCCGACATTCCGTCTCCTGATGGGGCTTGGCCTGGAAGGGCCCGCGGGTTACGCCCGCTAACCGTGCCTCGCCGGCCATTGTGGGAGACGTTGCGCCGTTTGTCTAGTGGACCCCCGTCAAGCAGACAGAATGGCTGACAGCGTCGCTCCGACGTCGCCACGTCGATCGGGGTCGTCGGCGAAGGCTAGCGAAGGGTCGTATAGCTGGCCCGTCGCCATCTCCCACTTGATGCGCTCGAGGGCGTTGACCGGGCGATGGCCCATCCGCATGTCGATCTGATGGACCTCGGCGGACTGCTCGGCGGCGACAAGCGCCAGGCCCGCGGCGACGATCATGTCCGAATGCGCCCCGCCCTGATGGTCCGGTCGGCCCGTCTTATCCCAGACGAACGTGTTGATCTCGTTCTTGAGCCGGGGGTCGATGGGCTCGAGGCGCCCGAGATTGATCGCCGACTGCAGCGCCGAAAGCATCGCAGGACGAGACCGCTCCGACGCATCCCAACCGAGACGCTCCTGCGCCTCCTGTCCGACTTTGCCCTGCACGGTCGTCCGGTACAGGTACGGATAGCCCGAGTGCTTGAAGCGTTGAACGACGGCCAGGCCGATCCCCGTTCGCTCGATGGCGACGTAAGCCTTGTAACGGTCAGCCAGCTCAAGCGCAGCGTCGGCGAAGGGCTCGACGTTCATCCGAATGTAAAGAGAAGCGACCTCGACGGGCTTGTCCCGGTCCGACACGTCGACGACGTAGCAGGC